AGGTCGCCCAGGGTCGCCCGCCGGCGCGTGCCGGCCGGAGCCGGCGCGAGCTCGAGGATCGGGTGTCCCGGGTCGGTCGTCGTGTCGAGCGTGCCGGCGAACAGCTCGCCGGCGTCGATCGCGTCGGCGAGCTCGGCGACGGTGTAGTCGGTCCCGTCCTTGCGAACGTGCCCGAGCTGCCCGCCCACGTCCACCCATACGACGCCGCCGAGCGCGCGGAGCGCGGCCGTCGACGCGATCGCCTCGCCCCCAGGACCCGCCACGGCGGCGAGCTGCGGGTCGACGACCTTCGAGGTCGCGCCCAGGACGGACGACCGGACGCGGACGAACGATCCGCCGTAGAGGTCGACGGCGAGCTCGCCGTCCGGGACCGGCACGAGCGGACCTCCGGACGGGAGCTCGACGAGGATCCACAGCGGCTCGAGGTGTCCGGCCCCGTCGTCGTCGACCCACGAGACCGACGCGACGTCGGTCGGGTCGCCGTTGACGAGGTCCGCGGTCGTCGCCGGCGGCCGCGGCACGAGCGCGACGACGAGCGACGAGCCCGTCGGCGGCCGGAGCCGGGACGGGATCGCCGCGCGACCGTTCGCCTCGAGGTACGCGGGAGCTGCCACGGTTGCGCCTCCCGACGCTACGGCGTCGTGACCTTGACGATCCCGAGCGGGAGGAACACGGCGGCGGCGTCCATCGACCAGACGGCGACGTCGGTCCCGAGCCGGACGAGCACGTCCTGCGCGCCGGACATCATGCCCGTCGTGTAGCACGTCGCGGCCGAGCTGTTCGACACGAGGACCGTCCCGGCGGCGAGCGACTTCGCGCGCGTGACCTCGAGCCCGGACACGTTGACGGACAGCGGCGACGCTTGCGCCGTGCCGTACGCGTTCGAGGTCCCGTACGGCCGCGGGTACAGCCCGGTCGCCTTCGCGATCGCGAGCCATGCGTCGGGAGCTGCGAGACAGAACGTCGCCGGCGAGCCGGTCGCGTCGTCGACCTTGCCGGCGGCCTCGATCATCGCGGCGTGGTACTTCGCGCCGTCCGGCGTCGCGCCGGTGCCGACGGTGCCGGTCGCCTTCGCGACGACAGCCGCGGCGAACGCCTTTTCGGCCTCGATCGCCCAGGCGATCGCGAGGATCCGACCGACGGCGTCGCGGTACGAGGGACTCGAGCGCTTGATGGCTTGCCAGGACAGATCGAGCGCGCCGCCGATCGTCGCGATGGTCGCCTTGTCGCTCCCGATCGTGACCTTCTTCGACAGGAGCATGTCCTTCTGCGCCGCCTGTGCGCCGACGCGCAGCGTGTAGTCACCATCGAACGTAGCCCAGTCGATCTCGAGACCGGACTCCGGGAGCGGAGCGGTGCCGAACGCCGAGCGGACCGGCATCGCCGACGGGATGATCGCGACGATCTCGGACAGCCACGCCGGCCGGACGATCGACGGGACGTCGCCCGTCACGCCGTCGGCGATCGACGTCGGCGCGGCGGCCTCGAGCATCGCCCGGTTGACGGCGGCGACGACCTCGTCCTCGCCGGCGACGGCGGCCTCGAGGTACTCGCCCCAGGACGCCGGGAGTGCCGGCCCGGCCGGAGCGGACGCGGCGAGCGGTGCCGGGATCTGGACGATCGGCGTCGGGATCGCGTCGGCGACGACGCCTCGGACGGCCGCGGTGATCGCGTCGAGCGTGAGCTCGCCGGCGGGAGTCGGATCGGTCACGGTAGGAACCTCCATGTGAGCTGCGGCGACGACCTCGGCCGACGGGAACGCCCCGCGCTCGAGGACGGCGACGCGTACGAGCTCGACGCGACGCCGGACGTTGACGCCGTCGGCGCGACGGCTGGACGCGCCCGGAACCGGGCGATAGACGATGGACGCCGAGCGTAGGACGCCGTCCCGCGCGAGCTCGAGCAGCTCGTCGCCGTCACGGGTCCGTGACACGCGAGCGTCGAGGTACGGGACGCCGTCGACCTCGTCGAGCTGGGTCCCGACGCCGACGAGCGGCCCGCCATGCCGGCCGGCCTCGATCGTCACGCGAGCGGGATCCGTGCCGGCGAACGCGCCGGCCTCGAGCAGCTCGGGCCCCGTCTCGAGCTGTCCGACCTCGCCGTACCGCAGGAGCCGGAGCCGGATCGTGCGCCGGTCCTCGCCGGCGGCGGCCTCGAGCAGCTCGACGGCGTCCTCGAGCTGCGCGGTGACGAGTTGTTCGGTCATGCGGGAACCTCCGGAGCGGGTACGGCCGGCGAGCTGGTGCCGTCGAACGGCGACGGCGAGGTCGGCCCGGTCCCGACGCCCTCGCGACGCTTGACGTCCTCGATCGTCAGGAGCTCGAGCTCGAGCGCCGCGCGGTACGCCTCGAGCCGGCCGCGGTAGTCGAGCCGGCCGAGCTCGCCGAGGTCGAACCGGGCCGAGCTCCCGCGCGGCACGAGGTCGGACCATGCCGCCTCGATCGGCGCGAGGTACATCGGCGCGACAGTCGACTTGACGAGCTGTTCGACGACCGCGCCGGCGTTCTGGTACGTGAGCGACGAGCTGTGAAGGTTGACGAGCAGGAGCGGAGCCGGGATGCCCAGGAGCCGAGCGACGGTCGCGACGCCGTAGTCGCGAACGTCCGTGAGCTGTGAGCGCTCCGGGTCGGCCGCGGTCGACTGCCAGGACAGCCCGCCGGACAGGACGGCCGGCGTCGGAACCGGGCCCGTGTGTGACTCGAGCCAGGACGCGAGCAGCGCGTCGGCCTCGGTGTCGGTGAGCTCGGTCGGCGACGTCAGGATCCCGGACGGGATCCCGGAGCCCTCGAACCATCCGGCCGCGTACAGCTCGGCGGCCTCGATCGCCAGGAGCGCGCGCCGGCACTCGACGAGCGGCGACCGGCCGCGGAGCTCGCCGGCGCGCGGCGACAGCGGAACGTGCAAGAGGTCGACGCCGAGCGTCATGTCCCGGCCGCGCCACTTGTGCCGCGGGAGGAACCGCGCGTCGTCCCACTCCGACGAGACCTCGTCGGACGGGATCACGCGCGCAGCTCGAGGACGGCCGGACTCCGGGTCGTGATCGAACAGGAACGCGAACCCGTCGCCCGTCTCGAGCATGCTCCGGACGAACGCCGACCAGAACGCCGGCGAGGTCGCCCAGGGATCCGGCCGCGCGACGATCCGCGGCTGTTCGGTCATCGGGACGGCGTCCCGGTACGCGACGAGCCGGAGCTGTCCGACGAGCGACGCGATGAGCTCGACGCCGCGCTCGACGGCCGGGAGCGTGAAGGTTCCGCCGGCGTAGCGTGCCTCGACGTACGCGCGGATCTGCGCCTGTACCGACGGGAACGGCGGCGTGACCTCACGCGCGAGCTCCGCCGTCGAGCTCGTGCCGAACAGGTAGTCCCAAAGTCCCATGCGGGAGAGTGTGCCGGCGGAACCGGCCCGCCGGCTAGATGCCCGTTCGGCTACCGTCGAGCTGGGTCGGCGGCCGGTTCCCCCGGCGGGTCGCCGGCCCGAACCGTCTCTCGAGCTCGCGTCACGCTACGGCCGGCCCGAGGTCGATCGTCCTCCCGCAGTACCGACAGCGCGCCTTGCGCCGGCCGCGGTGCTCGCGCGCCGGCTGTCCGTCGACGACGTGCTCGAGCCGGCCGAGCCCGCCCAGGACCGGACAGAGGTCGCGCGGCGTGTCGAGCGCCCTCATGCGAACAGCGCGGCGATGAGGTAGCCGGCCGGCCGGCGGCCGCCACAGAACGCGCACGAGACGTCGGCGACGGCGACGAGCGTCCCACAGCGGCACGCCCACCACGACGCGCCACGGGTCCGCATCGGCTCGGGAGCGTCGTCGGCCCGCGCGAGCTGCAGCCGGTAGAGCTCGGCCGGCGTGCGATGCCCGCGGCCGGCCCACTCGACAGCCTGTCGGCGGGAGCGGGAGAGAGCCTGTCGGCAGCGGCTCGAGCACGTCCTCGCGTGCGAGCGGACGCCGAGCGGGAGCTCGAGCTTGCAGTACGCGCACAGTCGCGCGGTCGTCGTCGTCATCCGGGAGCCTCCTACAGCCTCGCCGCGTCTCGTGCGCGGCCGGACCCCTAGCCTACCGGAAGCGTGACAAGCGCGCCCGTCACGCTTCGCGCGGCCGGCTGTAGATCCGCGGCCGCGGCGGAGCCGGACGGTCGGCGAGGTACGTCGAGCACGTCGCGGCGACGAGCGCGTCGATCGGCCCGGCCGACTTGCGACGGACCCATCGCGCCGCCTCCGCGTCCTCGGACCGGGCGGCGAGCCGGGCGGCCGAGTCGAGGACCGGGTCGCCGCGGTGCCGGAGCGTGCCGGCGACGACGTGCCCCAGGAGCGACGAGCACGCCGAGCGGAACGCCGACCCGCCGAGCTCCTCGACGCGGCCCGGGAGCTCGTCGACGAGGTCGCCGAACCGGGCGGCCGCCGGCGAGCTCGTCTCGAACCCGAGCCGGGCCCGCGGGTGCCGGCGGAGCAGCTCGCGACACGCGCCGACGAGCTCGTCGGCGTCGACCTTCGCCGGCCAGTCCCGGACGACCTCGACATGCAGTCGCTCGCCGTCGGCGACGGTCGCCGTGATCGTCGCCCGGGTCCACCCGATCGCGACGTCGACGCCGAACGCTGGCACGGCGTCGGCCGGCGAGCTCGAGGTCCGGTCGGCGCACGCGTCCCACGCGCCCGGCGGAGCCCAGGAGTGCAGCGGGTCGGCCGTGATCCGGTTCAGCGTCTCGGACTCGAACGCCCGAGCGGACAGCGACCGGCGCGTGTCCCGCAGGACGTCGAGCTCGAGCAGTCCGTCCCGGACGCCCGGGTTCGCCTCGAGGATCCCGGCGTCGCCGTCGGACACGGCCGACCACCAGAGCGCGCCGAACCTCGGGTCGTCCTCCGGCCGGGCGGCCGCCAGGACGGCCCGCGCGTACAGCGTCGAGAACAGCTCCGAGCCCTCGGCCGGCGCGGTCCCGGTCGCGATCACGAGCCCGTTCGGCCGGGTGCGGGTCGTCGGCTCGAGCGCCGCCATCGTGCCGGAGTCGAGCCCGCGCGTCTGAGCTTCGTCGAGGACGACGAGGTCGAACGTCCGACCTCGAGCTGTGTCGTGCTTGCCGGACAGCATGAACACGCGCCGTGAGCTGTCCGGGTAGCCGATGCCGGCCCGAGCTCCGGTCGGCTGTGCCTCGACGCCGAGCGGCCGGAGGTCGCCGGCGAGCTCGGCGAACAGCGCGGCGTACGCCTGTTCGCGGGTCGGTGCCGTGATCGCTCCGAGCTCGAACAGCGGCGAGCACTCGACGAGCCATCCGAGCGGCCCGCGGAGAACGGTCGACTTGCCGTTGCGCCTCGAGGTCGACAGCGCGAACCCGCGGAACCGGAGCCGGCCGGTGTCCGGGTTGACCTCGAGTAGCCGGTCGAGCGCGAACGCTTGCCACGGCGTCACCCGGAGCCCGACGCGACGCTCGGCCCACTCGGCGACGACCGGGCCCCAGGTGAGGAACCGCGCGGCGAGCGGCGGGACG